AAACATATCCCCCTCAATAATGTATAGCATGTTTTCAAGGGTAACCACCCGGCTCAGGTAGTAACTCCCGATCTGAATTGTAAGCCTGAATTTTGCGTGTGCGGTTTCTGCATCGCCCGGTGTTACAAAATCCATCCGGTAGTTAAGGTTTGCCCGGAATAACAACTTTGCCGTTGCGCCTGCGCTGTCAATGTCTTCAACCGTTACAGTTCCAAAGCTACCACCGTCGCCACTTGCCCCGGCTGTAAGGTTCCGGGTTGAAAAATGCTTATACCGTACCTGGGTTTGTTTTAGTGCGGTGTAATAACTGTATTTGCCCTGGCCAAAGCGGAAAAGGTTGTAAGTTGAAAACGTGCTGCCTGTTTGCGATTTGCGGCCCAGGAGCGCGTAATTGGCCCCGCCTACCACATAAGCCACCGTCCCGTCTTTTTGGAAGTTGTGGCGCGCTGCAAAGCCATACAGGGTATTGGCGTATTCAGACGGGGAAATAAACCAGAACCGGCCATCGGACAGAAACAGATCGCAGTTCCATGTTTTGCAAAATTCCTTTAGTACATCGTAACAAGATCGAAACCCGACCCGGCCCGTTTGGTCAACTTTCAGGAAATTCAGGTGACGGACACGGGTGCGGACCAATACAGAAGGGTTATCCCCTGAAGCGTGACCGTCTGCCAGCCAGCGAGAATATGCCGTTACAAAAGTGTTGGTTGTCCAAAGCGATTCAGTTCCGATTTTATTTAGGCAGTTCAGGATGTGTTCAATCGTGGTTTCTTTTCCTGTGTAGGCTGTTCCGGCGTCGTTGTAGTCTATTGTTTTCAGTCTGGCAAGGCCATCCACCGCGCGAATTTGGAAGATTGGCAAAGCGCCCGCCGGGATGTCGTCAAGCTCTACAACATCCGGTAGTATTAACCCCGCCCACCAAAATGAACCGTTGCGGGTTATGGCCATGCGAAGATCCGCCTCTGTGCGTGATGTGATTACGGAAATGAAGTCGGTAACGGCTGAAATATTGGCAATCAGGTTGACGGTCGTTGTGGTCGTCATAATATTGCCGCCGGTGTAGTTGGTGTATTCGCCGGTGAATTGCTGAGTAAACCCGGAGCCGTCTACTTGACAATCGGTAGATGATCCGCCAAAATCGTCGTCGTAAATATCAATGACATAAACGTCTCCGATTTCATTTGTGAATCCCGTGCTTAGTCGTTTAGCCATTTGTCCGCCTGTTGTTGAACTGTGCCCGATTGAGCAGGATTAGTAGATCGTTTCCGCTTATTCTCGCTTCCAGTGTTCCGCCGCCGCCATCGCCCAAAATAGATTTGAGTTTTGAAAGGGGCGCGATAACTTCCGGGTCAATGGATGCGTTCGGGTTATCCCCTACGGTTGCGAGCGTTTCCCCGTAGGCAAGGCCACCAAGTGCTAATTTGGGCGCTGTGATGCCTCCAATCAAAGAAGAAAACAACCCCGCTGCAAGTGCCCCGGCTGCTCCGGCAATCGGAATTGCAAGCAAGCCCAAAAGCCCCGTAGCGCCTTTCAGTGTGTTGGCGATTGCCGCCGCAACGCCTTGCTGGATCAGTGTTTTTACGATCACAATTGCGGCCCGCTGTGCTGCCTGTGCAAGTTCTTTGAAACTACTAACGCCATCTTCAACGCTACTTGAAAACTCGCCAAGCCCGGCGGAAAGTGCGGATTGAATAAGCAGTGTTTTTGAGTACACCGAATCAAATGACTTTTCAGCCTGCGCAAGTTGTTCCTTGATAAACTCCAAAGAAGTGGCCAATTCCCCGGTTTCAAGTCCCTGCGCTAAAGTGGATTGCAAAAGCGCGATTTTGTCTTTTGCGCCCTGGAATGAATTGCCTGTGAAGTCTGTGCGCTGTTGAATGAGTGCCAATTCTTCGCCCAGGGTTTTAAGGAAAGTATTTGTTTCGGGTGCCTGAATGCCTTTCAGCGCATCGGCAATGATTCGCGCATTGGTGTCAATTCCACCCGCAAGGCTATCAGGAATCAAGTCGAGTGAAGGGAGCGCCCCCGGTGTAGTTACTTTTTGCGCGCGCGGCCCTATTGCGTCGCCTTTCGGCGTCACGTTCAGTTTTTCGTAATTCTTTGTAACCGTTTCAACTGCCGCCCCGGTCGCTGTCAGGCTTTTCAACTGCGCTTCCAATGCCGCCTTTTGTGCGGCCAGCTTTGAAGTGTTGTCGGCCAAATTCTCATTGAAATCCCCGGCCTGTTTTGCTGCGAATCCGAACGCCTGGCCGCCTGCTGTGACAAAATTGGCGATGGTTTGAAATGTGGTCGGGTCTGCGTCCTCAAATTGCTGCTGGGTGTCAAGTAGCTTTTGTTCTACTTCGATCAGCTTGTTGGTTGTGGCTGTGATTCGCGCCCGTGCCAAAAGCTGTTCATTGTATTTATTCAGCGCCCCGGTAATGTCTTCAACCTTTGATTTCTCAATGGTCAAATCCCCGAAGTAATCCGCGTTTATGGATTTCAGTTTTTTGAGCGCGACCTCTTTTTCCTTTCTGGATTGGTTTTCGTCTTTCAGGATGTCGGTTAACTGTTCCGCTTCCAGTCTTTCAGCGGCAATGGATTTTGCGGCCTGAATATTGGCGTCATTCACCGCGATTTGTGCCGACTTCGCAGCGCTGACTTCAGTTGTAAACGAACTCCAAGCGGCTGCGAGTGCCAGTACGACGCCAATTGCCGCGCCGATGATGGTTGCCTTCATAACAAGGGAAAGCGCCTGGAATGCCTTTACTGCGGTTCCTATGCCCGCTGCAAGACTTGCGATTCCGTTTGCCAAAAAAGTCCCGAAAGAAAGAAACGCCTTGAATCCGGTAATGGCCAGGGAGACGACCGAAACGAGTTTTCCGATAATGAGCACGACAGGGCCAATGGCGGCCAGAATAAGCCCAAAGACAACGATGTTCTTTTGTGTTTCCTGATCGAGCATTGAAAACCATTCGGTGGCGCCTGCAAGCGCATTACCAACGTCGCCCAGTACTTTTGTGAGGTTCAGCGCGGTTGAAATACTTTTGCCAAGTTCAGCGGCTGAAAATTTTACACTATCCCGGAAGTTGTCGTAAGCGTTACCAAGTCCGCCGGTTACGTCCTGTAATTCAGGCAGCTTTGCAAGCGCGTCGGTAAGCCTGTCAGAAAACTCTTTTGCGCTTATACCTGTTGCCCTGATTTTGTCAAGGTTATTGGTTCCAAAAGCGGCTGTAATGGCTTTCCCGATCAGCGGTACATTTTCCTGAATAATGCCGAAATCCTGTTGTAAGATTCGGTTTTTGGAAATCATCTGCGTAAGCTGGTATTGAACAGAATCAAGGTTCTGCGCATTGCCCCCCGTTGCAGCGATTGCCGTTCCGAATGTTTCCAAAGTCTTTCTGGCTTCATCTGCAGAAAAGCCAACCGCCTGCAAGCGAATTGAACCCTTAACCGCTTCTTCAAAACCAAGCCCCGGAAGTTGCGCCGACTTTTTCAGCTTTTCCAGTTCAACCGCCGCCGCTTCACTCGATCCCATTACCGCCGTCAATCCCTTTTCCAATCGCTCCATTCCGGCAAAGGCTGTCAAAGCCCCCGCGGAAACCCCTGCGAGTGGCAAGGAAAGCGACTGTGTTAGATCGGAGCCAATTTGCTGCATCTGCTTAGAAAACGCAGCCAAGCGCCTGCCAATGCGTGTCAGTTCTTTATCCAGCGCCTGAGCATTTGCCCCAATCTTGATATTTAGTTCGCGTAATGCCATCAGCGGTTGAATTGATCAATTAGGAATTTGGCGTATTCGTGCGGTGTTGGTTTCGGCGCGGCTGCCGGCTTCTTTTCATCACCCGGAAGGGGTAGGAGTTTTTCGGGCGTGATCCGGTCTTTTTGCGCCAACTGGATATTAAGCAGGATAGATGTTTGCCAGCGGATGCGCTTCCATTCTTCGATCTCGTGCCGGTTCTGCCTGTCGTAATGCGCTGAAATGCGAAAGGCGACCGCCCTGAGTGAACTGTTAAAGAATTCCGTTTCCGGCATTCCAAGTTCTCCCAGGGCAATCGCTTCAATCTCATGTGTACTTATCGGTTTTCGGTCGCCGGTTTCGCCTTCGCTTTTTTTTGGTCAGGCAGGAAATCAGCAATCGCGTTGACAATTCCGGTCAGGCCGTCGAGGTCGAACATATCGCCAACCTTTTCAAGCGTCAGCGGTTCCCGAACATCGCCACTGACACGCCGCCCGTGATTAAGGCCAATCAGTGAAATCATTGCCAGCCCTTCGATTGATTTGGCGTAATCCTCAATCTCTCCGATACTTTTACCGCTGGCCTTTTCAATCTCCCGGAGCGCATTTATGTTGAAACAGACCGGGTATTCGGCCCCGTCTATTTCGATGGTTACAAACTTAGATTTCATATTTGTTCATTTTGTTGAATTACGATTCAGTACCCTGAGTAACTGCACCCGTCACCGTGAAACCGATGTCGTAGGTCACGTTATCTTCAACCGGAGCGCCCAGGCTGATCGAGTTGACGATTACCGATGCTTCCCAATACGTGTCGCCTGTTTCTTCCGTTGTGAAGCGGCAAACCGATACCGTACCGGCGTCAAACAGGGTGAAGATTTGAGATACTTTTTTGTTGGCCGTGTCCATTGACACAAATCCCGTCGTGGAAAGTGTAGCGGATTTCACACCCCTGCTTCCTTCCTGCCAACCAGCGCCCGGCGAATCCTTATCCAAAATGGTTCGGATTTCGGCGGTCATTTCCATGCTGCAATTCGTTGCCCGGCCAATTGCCACGCCGCCCAGGTAAAGGCGGAAATCAGTTCCGTTTAATACTCCCGATGTCATGCTTCTTTAATTTTGCCGCCGTTTTCGGGCGTAGTTTGAGAATTATCTTCAACCACAACCACAATCGGTTGCTGGTTTGCTTCTTTTGTCTCCCTCACCATGTCGGCGGTCTGTTGGGCTTCAAATGGTTTGCCGTTGCCAGGAACCGCAAAGCCTCTTTGGATTAGTTCAATTGCCAGGTGTTTGATAATATCCGGCCTTTGTCCTGTCACCCATTTGCCCGTCGGCCCGTCGTAATTTTTTACAAACCTGACTTCCATGTTAGTAGATTATGAATTTCACCGTCGCCACATCGGTGGGGAATAGCGAGTAATCGAAAATTATATTGCTCCCTGATTTTGTCCATTCGTTTGTCTGTTGGCCATTCAGGTAGACCGTGATCGCTGCGCTGTCTGCCGGAAGTACGCCGCTGTTTGCCGTTACCGTTACCGTTTTTCCAGCTATTACGGCTAAGTATTG